GAGGTTACCTGTGAGGCCACCAGAGGCTGATACAGTAGTGAAAGCACCAGAGGATGCACTAGAGGCACCAATGGCTGTACCGTCAATAGAACCGCCGTTAATGTCTACTGTAGCAAACGTACCCTGACCAGATGTAGACAAAGTAGTGAAGCTACCAGCGGCAGTACCTACAGCACCGATTACAGTACCATCAATGTTACCACCGTTAATGTCTACAGTATTAAGTGTAGCTTGGCCTGTAGATTGAAGTGTAGTGAACTTACCTGTTGTATGGCTAGTAGCACCGATAGTAGCACCATCAATAGTACCACCGTTAATGTCGGCAGTAGCTGCAGTCAGGCTTGTGTTAGCGTTGAGTGTTGTGAATGTACCAGCGGCAGGTGTTGCACTACCAATTACAGAGTTATCAATAGTACCGGAGTTAATGTCACCGGATGTAATAACTGTAGTACCTGTGGCAGCAAGGTCAACAGCATCAATATCTGCAAAGGTAGATGTACCTGTAGAAGTAACGTCACCAGTCAAATCACCAGTAATGTCGCCTGTAACATTACCTGTCAAGTTACCTGTGATGTTAGCTACGACACCTGCAGGGGCAGTAATAACACCAGTTACATTCAGTGTACCTGCTACTGTAGCATTCTCATGAACAGCTAGGGTATCAATATAGCCAATACCGTCAATGTACAAGTCTTTAAACTCAGCACCTGTAGCACCAAGGTCAATGTCATTATCTGTAATAGGGCGAATAACACCGTCACGTACACTAATCTGTTGTACTGGAACACCGGATACTTCAACGTAGAAGTCTACAGTGTTAGCACCTGTATTTACCTGTACTTTATTATTAGCATCAAGGTCAGCAATAAGGGGAACATACTCACCCTCACCTGTTGTACCGTCATGCTTGTGACCACCAGATGCAGCAAAGGCATCACGTAGAGCATTATACTCTGCGTTAATGGGAGCAGCACGTACCGTTGCTGTAGGGATGATGTCTGCTGTAGATTGTCTTGTGTAACCTGCCACGGTTTATCTCCTGTCTGCTGTACCATATGTAATGGTAATAGCTTGAATAGTATGACTTGCACTCTGGTTATTAGTAACGTAACTAATTGAAACAGAGTTACCTGAGCCAGACACATTAGTTAGTTTTTTAGGTGAGGGGTTACCATCGTATATGTCACCAGCGTCATAAATTGCAGTACCATACAGTGCTGCTGCACCTTGTGTAGAAAAGTCATATGTGTTAGGGTTGTTAGTGTTTACGTCATCGTAGTCGTATGACACACCTACAAATACTTCCGTTGTACCTTCTGACCTCAAGTAAGTATTTACACTGTAAATATTTTTACGTATCTCTGGGTCTTCCATGTAGAAGTAAGGGGTTTGATACAAGCTAAAAATGTCTTCACCTGCAAAGGATTGACCACGTTCTTGACGATAAACTTTACCTGAACCGTCTCCATGTATTACATGTTCAAACTGTCCTATGTAACCAGATGCAACGCAGTTAGCTTCAATACCAATAAGCTGACTGTACTCAAATATACTTTGTTTGTTAGCTGATTTACGTATAGCTCCAATAAGAGACAAGGAACTTTCATTCTTAAAAAAGAATCTAAATTGTGACTTCTTACGAATAACTACAATACTAACATCCGTAATAAGTTCAGATAAGTAGTAATTGTCAAAGATGTCTTGAATCTCTTTAGATACAGGAGCAAGTTCAACGTCACCAATACGATCAGTACCAGAAATAGGGCGAATACCATCTGGCCCAAGGAATAATAGGTCACCACCAAATTCTACCACAGAATCAGGTGCAACACAACCCAAGTTAGATGTTACACTTTGTAATGTAAAGTTAGAAGTATTATTACCTACTAACTTTTTAATATTATTAGCACCAAAAATAAACAGTTCATTACGGAACTTTTTTATGGCGGTAATAGAGTAACCTACGTTAATAACACCTGAACCATTAGCAGGACTAAAGTCTGTAGAATCTAACGGTGCACTAAAGTACAAGTTGTAAGGGTCTGTAGTATCACCAGCTAAGAAAATATGTGAAGCAAACTCTTCAGAAAACTTAGGACTATTAGGTGCATTAGCATGTGTAATTTGTGTATAAGTAGTACCGTCATATGTAGATGCAGGGTTGTGACCATCAGTAAGTAACATTACCTCGCCTGACCAGTTATAATTCACAAACCTAATACGAGTTACGTTTGTCATGTCAGGTGAGCCAGTGGTAGTTACTGCATCCCATGCACTTGTAGTAGCATTCCACTTGTGTAGATAGTTATACCCAGAAATAGGTTTTCTGCAAGCAAAAATACCATCGTGTATGTTACCATTTACATTAACACCTAGTACAGCACCTGTACCTGTAACAGTTCCGTAATCATTTTGAAACCCACTAATACGGCGATAACCACCAGACAATGCAGGTTCATAATTAATCATACGAATTGCACTACCGCTGAGTGCCGCCGCCTGTGTTAAAGGGTCTACGTTAGTAACCAACCCACCCGCACAAACTGTAACGTGTGTACTAAGCCTATCCATTTAGAAGCCACTTTTTTGTGTACTACCAAAACCGGAGCTTTGTGTAAGTGCGGTAGAGTATAGCTGTGTTGGGCTATCAACTACAAGTCGGCGCATTGCCTTAATGCCAAGATTAAATTTTTGTTGGTGCATAGCTGCAGACTGTTCATTAGAACGGAAACGCATCATGTACATCATTGCACCATCAATTATAACATGTTTAAAACGTGTAGGTATTACACATACATCATCTGCAAGAATTAAATCTTCAGGATATTTCCAATAATGATACTCTACAGTATACGTTTTATCGGGTACTGGTGTAATACCAAATTTATCTTCTTGAGTTTTATACACATGTGTAGGTTTAGTGTAACCACTAGCACCACTGCTATCATCTTTTGGACGATACATACGTAAGTACATTTCATATGTTACTGCAGGTAGTACGGCAGGTTCAGAACCCTCAAAAGGTTTAAGGTAAAAAGTTTCCCAATCTGCCTTTGAATAGTTATCTGGGAAATCATAAGACCCGACACCCGCAGTTAATACTTGGTTATACGTGACTAGTGTAAAAGGCCACTCTTGTGCCTCTTGCAGTATCTCACGTACCGCAGAGTTAATAGCGTCTTTAGCTGTAGCTTGAACATTACGAACACTATCAAAATCAGAAACATTGATAGTTACTTCGTTTAATCTACGAAGCAGTTCATTTACAAGTGTAATGTATGTAGCCATTAGGTATGCGCCAATCTATAAATACAGGTAAGGGGCCAGCGTTAAGCCAGCCCCCACACTTTAGTTTGTTTAAGCCAAGTTGTACTTAGCTGTGACAAGACCTTCAGGACGCAAGATTTTGCGCCCATAGAGATGCATACCACGAACAATGTCAGCAAAGCTGTCTGGGTCACGATATGTTTCTGTCTTGTTGATCTGCTCGGCAGTTGCAACGGAAGAGTCATGACCAGCTACGATAACACCGTAGTTAGTTGACTGTGCTGCAGTACCTGTAGTAGATGCACCAGTACCGACAGATGGCAAGTTGTTTGAAACATGTACACGGAAACCGTGGAAGTTGTTCAACACCAGACCATTTTGCAGGCCGTTACCACCGAAGTCTGCATTAAGAAGACGTGAATCTTCGTCACGGAGGACTTCCATCATCACGGGATCAACAACGATCCAGCGACCTTGGGTAGGTACGTTTTGTGCATCAAGCAAACGTGCCATACGTGCAACCAGCATTGCTGGGGATACGTAAGCAGTTGGCAGTGCAGTCGCACCGGGCAAACGAGCAGCAACAGGGATAGAGTCCCCAGCTACACCTGCAGTAGTGATGTTGCCAAAGCTAGGACGGGAAAGCTTGTTAGCTGCAAGCAGTTCATCTGTGCCTGCAGTTGCGTCAGCTTTAGTGCCGTTAACTTGGTCATTCACTGTATCGGCATTGTCATGCAATGCAGACTGTTTGAAACCAGCCAAGTAGCCAAGAACTTCTTGGTCATGTTGGTCAGCCAAACGGAAGGCGGCACGATCAGATGCAAGAGTTTGAAAATTGATGTGGCTATGAGCCTCTTCAATATCGTCAACTTTAAAAGCAAAATAGTTAGCTTTATCAACAACTAACGAGAAATCGTTATCTGTCAAGTCTTGCTGAGTGATGGTTGTACCACGAAGATACGCAGAGACTGAAATTTCAGGCTCTTTAATAATCTTCACAGTGTCTCCCATGTTGGCGATCTCGCCAAAATAATCGTTGTTAGTGATTGCGTCAACAATAGATGCTTTGCGGAATGCAAGTTGCACCTGTTTGCTGTAAATTACTGGCGAGAAGTTACCTGAGTTCAGGTTTGTGTAGCCAGATGCTTTTCCGAATGCCATAATAATTCTCCTTTAGCATTTAGATTACAGATGCAAACTATTACTCAATTATGCGAAGGCTATGTACTCGTAGGGTGCGTTCTTTAGAAAGTTGGCCGACCTTCTATTAAACGGGCCATGAGACATTAGGTTGTCCGAAAGATATTAGTATTGTTTGCTAGAGTATTAATAGTGCCGGGTAACCGTAGTTGATACCTAGCGGGGCCGACACTATTACATTGTACATATAGTTATATCACATATAACTAAGATGTCAATAGGTTTATCGGGCATTTCCCGACATATCGTAAACAAACTTTCCAGTACGGATAGATTCCATAATTTCATCAGAAAGTTTTTCGTATTGAGAAGCTGACATTTTACTTACTTGTGACTCGCTAAAGACGCCAACTTTACTTTCAGTATCAGGTGCACTACGTCCACTACGACTACCTACTGAACGGGCTGCATCACTACTACGTGAAGCTTTATTAGTTTTAATACCCATATCAGCTTTGTACAAGTCGATTGCACGAGAGGCTGCACGTGAGTCATTGTCATTTTCGTATAGTGCATCTTGTACCCACTTAGGCTGTTCATCAACCCAATCATGGAAGGCATCATCATTACGAATTTCTGTAAAGTCAGGATGTGCTTTAAGTAGTTCAGCTTCTGCACGTTCACGAGAAGCTTCAGCTTTCATTGCGTCAATTTCTTTTACACGTTCTTCTAAACCTGAAGCTTGTTCACGTGCTTTTTTAATAGCAATAGTTTCTACAATAGCCGCTACATCTGGATACTGCGTAGCCCAAGCTTCAATGTCATCATCTGACTTAGGCAGTTTAATTTCTTGCTTAGTAGCTTGCTCAAGTTGAGATTGTAGTTTAGAAAACTTACTGTCCCACTCTTTTTCTTTATCTTGCATATGGCGGCGTAAATCACCATAACGCTTTTTAAAACTTTTCTCTTCTGCATTTGCAGGTACTTCATCTGCCTCTGCAACTTTTTCTGGTTCTTCACCATTTTGTTCCGCAATAAGTCGGTCAAGCTCTTCTTCTTCAAACTTACGCTTATCGTCATTGGAATATTTGCGACTAGCAAAAGCTACAGTCTTTGGTGATTCCATTTCACCAGCCATAATAGTATCATTCATTTTTCAGTTCTTTCATACTGGGGCCACCGTAGCCTATGTTGGTAGGGGGATGAGTAGCCAGTCAAATATAGCGAATTACTTACGTGCCGCTAAACCACGTTGTTTTTATCGTGTACCTAAACCACGTTTTTTAACATTTGCTGTAGGTTTAACTGTTCTTCCCAATTCAGCAAGTGCTAATTCAGTTCCTAATACTTTACTAAGAACTAAACCTTCTTGTGTACCTCGCATAGAACGAATTACATCTTTTTCATCCTCAGACAATTTATTGTATCTTTGATTTACAGAACTTAAATATTCTCCGTATGTAGCTTTTCTATCCATTACACTTCCTTAGTAGATTTTATTTTGGGAGATAGTACTTTATACAAACCTATAATGTAAGACATAGGATATATTACAATATCGGCATAAATAGAGCCTAGTGTTAGTATACCATAAATTTTATGATTATAAAAGTCTCTTACACGATCTGATTGCCATTTAGATTTAGCAACTAAATGGTCTGCAATAACTTTACCCCAAATATCGTACCCCTCTTGCCAATAAATACTTTGTTGTCTATGCCAAGCACGTAATTTTTTAACTTCAGTTAAAGACATATCACCACGTTTTTGTGAAGCTGTACAGCAATGCGTACCACCACCACCACCGCCACCGCTATCGCTACCACCACCACCGTCATCATTACTACTTTTTGTGGTAGTAGCAGCTGGTTTAGCAGCATCACGCTCTTTAACAAGAGTGTTAAGTTCGGAAGTCCATTCGCCGCCAGAATCTTTAAGAGCTTTATTTATCTCTTTTTGTACAGCTTCTTTAGACTTAGTAGTAGTTGTAGTTGTAGTAGTTTTTGTAGAAGAGGAAGAACTTTTTTTAGAGGAAGAACTACTTGGTGCCTTTGACTCGTTATAAGCTTTACCATCTACAATAACAACAGGATCACTTTTACTATTTAACTTTGTTCCAGTTGCAATAGTTGTACCTGTTGGTATAATTGTTTTACCTTCATTGGTAGTTTTAGCAACGGTAGTAGTCGCTGGTTTGGATACAGTAATATCCTTTGATTCCGTAACAACAGGTTTTTTCGTGCCACTATCTACAAGAACACCACCAACATACTCTTTACCGTCATTAGGTGTCAAGAAGTTTGCTACCGATTCATATAAATTATTTGAACCTGCAGGTGTAGCTGCTGTTGTAGCTTCTTCTTTAGTTTGTGTAGTGTAGCTTTTACCTTCAAAAGTAAAAGTATCATTACCTGCTGCACGATTGACTGCAAATGCATCACTAAATGTTTGTTTAGCTGCTGGGGCAGTAGTAGTAATGTCTGTTGAAGGTGTACCAGAAGCTGCAGCAATACCTGCTAACGTAGAGGTGTCTACTCTAGGATCAGGGATCGTAGTTAAATTGCCCTGACCAGCGTCTGCAAGCTGTTTGTTTAGTTCTGCTGAAGTAGGTGTATAATCTTCTGCCGCTTTGTCAAATACTGTAGGCGTAGTAGAAACAGGAGGAGGAATATCCCCTGCAAACCCAGAAGCTTTTGTTGAAGCAGTTACAGTTGGAACACTTGCGGTTGTAGCTTGAGTTTGATTATCGTCCGGCTTAGGAGTAACCACAGGAGCCATAACTGCATCTGTTTGTTTTTGTAAAGCCGTTTGCTCAGATGTAGGAAGAATACCACGTGGATCATAAGGGTCTTCATTACTCTGACTAACCGAAGTACTATATGCAACTTGTTCTGGTGTAACGGCATAGTTACCACCTGACGGGTCTACTGCAGTTACAGGAGCTACAGTTTTAGCAGCGGCAGCATTTGCCACTTGCACATTTGCCATTTCCGCTTGTTTTTCACGAATACTGTCTGTAGCTTTAGTAAGCTCTGGGCTACCTGTGTAGTCACCAAAAGCATCAGAGTACGGACTTGTACTTGTAATTGCTGTAGGGGTTAGTGCAGCTTCTGTTTGGCTAATAGCAGGAGAAACTACAGGTTGAGACATTACCACTTCTTCGGGAGATGTAGTAGGAGCAACGGGCTGAGACATTACCACTTCTTCAGGAGATACAGTAGGAGCAACTACAGACGCTTCAAAATTAGGTGCAGTTTGTGTCATGTCCCTAAAGGTACGGTCAGGCGCTTGTGTAGCAACTTCTCCTATAGGAGTAAGTTGAGAAACACCTTCTCTGATAGCGTCCGTAACATCGGCAACATTTTTACCGCCTACTATATTAGCCACATCTTCTTGGGTTATTGTTGTAGCAGCCTTACGTGCTTCTTCTGTTATTTTATTGGCAAGAGCTACATCTGTAATGCTATCTGCATTACCTTGGGCTATAATATTTTTATCTTCTTCACTTAAAGAAGACATTATTTTTTCAATTTCAGTTTGTTGAGCTGCAACTTTAGCGGCGTTTGCATCAATCTTTTCTGCCTGCACCTTAATTGCTTCAATAGTTTCTTTATCTTTATTAAAGAAATTACCTACAGTTTCAATGACTTTACCCAATAAGCCACCAGAAGTTTTTTCAAGAGAAGATCGTATTTTCTTTAATTCAGCTATTTCAGCACGTGTAAGACCACCAGCAGCTAAACGTGCATCAATTTTAGCTATCACATTTTTATCTTGGTATTTCATCATTGCACTAGCAATAAACCCAAGTGGACCCATAAACAATGTAACACCGTTTGCAATAGTCCGACTCATACCAGTTAGACCTGCAGCCTCATTAATAAAATCTTGCGTAGACAGGTTGTCCCAATCTACAGGAGGTTTAGGGGGTTCCGTTGTTGGTCTTTCTTTATCGCTATTTACTGCAGCTAAAGCTTCTACTACAGTTGCTGCCTCTTCATCATTTGCAACTACACTACCTTCAGCACCTTCTGTTTCGGTAGCTGGATTATATATAGTGTAACCCGGAGGTACTTCGTAAACAGGTTTACCGTCTAAGTGCGGCACCATTAACACTTCACCAGCTTCATTGCGATACTCAAACATTTCTAAGTACGCATCACCCATTAACTCTTTAAATGAAAATGTAGGTGTAGCTACTCCTTCATTTGTAGCTTCAGGTGTTAATCTACGTACACCTGCAGACTGAGAAGTAAGCGGTGTAGTAGTAGGTGCACTAACATTAGAAATATCTGTAGATGGTGCACCACCTAATCTACGTACTTGGTTAGGCTGCATAGTAACACCGCCCACAGCCATATCTAACTCTGTATCGTCACCTTCTGGGCCAGAAACAATAATAAGATCAGCCATATCAAATGGTAGATCATCATCTATAATAGCTTCGTCAGAGTTACCCATTTGACCCATAGCTTCCATACGCTTTAAACCCATCTTTGCTTCTTGACGTAACTGCATAAGTTTATCAAGGCCAATGTAACGAGTCACATCCTCTGGAAAAATAAACTCACCTTCACTAATATTAGCTGGAATGTCATCACGAACACCTTTACGTGTACCGCCCACAGGAACTTCGTTGCCTGACTCTTCGTCAATCATGCCGCCTTCATCTTTAAGGCCACCTTCCTCAAAAAGTTCCATCTGTTTTTCCATCATGTGAAGTTTCCTTAATTAGCTTTGAGAACTTCGTCTCTTAGTAATTTTAATCTACGAAGTTGATATACTGCACCTTGCGCTCTATGAACCGCTACTATATTGTCAGACTGTTCCATAGAACGGTGTTGTTGAGCAATGATATAATCTAAGTACTCACTAAAGTCAGCCCACTGCTGGTGGTTGTTGACCAGTGGCTTGAGCTTGTTCAGGTGCTCCTTGTCCTTCTGCATTTCCGCTAAATCCTTGTTCTTGTGGTGTAGGTACTTGACCAGTACCTATGTTACCACCACCTGCTCCAGTTGGGTCCATTGCATTTTGTCCTTGTTGAGGCTGCTGTGGTTGTTGAAAACCTTTCATCAATTCAGCTTGAATAGCTGCCTCGTCCATATTGTTAGTTACTTTATCAGGATCGAGTTCAAGGGACTTTGCAATTTCACGTATAATATACTGGAATTTTGCAAAAGGTGCAAGGGTTGGACTAGAAGAAATTTGCATAAACTGCATAAGACGTTGACTACGTACTTCATTAGCCATAAGGCTTTCAGTACCACGGGCTTTAACTTCTAGGTCACCCTTAATCTTGGGATCAAAATCAAACTGCATATTAAAACGGAACAAACCCTCACCAAGAGGGCGCAATAAGTAATCATCTACATTCTTAATTACGTTTTTAATACCGCCTTGTGCAGCCCCCATAAGCATTGAGATACCTGATGCGGTACGTCCTACACCGGACACGCCTGTTTGACCGTGGGCAAAAGAAGGAAAGCCTGTGCTTTCATCTGCAAGTACACGTGCCTTATCAAATAGCTGTAGATTTTCACCAGATACGTTAGGAAACTTAGTACCAAAGATAGCTTGACCCGGTGCACCACCTTGACGCCTAAATACTTTACCGGGGTACACTGACATATCTTGTCCCGGTACAAGGTTAGTTTCATCTACTTCAAGAATTAAGTTACCAGATAGTACAGCGTTATCTACCGCCATACGCATAAAACCATTCATAAGTGTTTGCGTATCGTCCATATTTTCAGCAATACCTACACCAAAGAATGAGTAAGGATTTAGTTCGTAGGGAGAAGCCATGTAAGGAATACGTGCAGGTTTAAAAGGATTAAGGACCATACGCAACAACTTACCGTTACAAATCCATACATTTGCTTGTAGTTCATCTACTTCAGATAGTTCATCGGGAATATCTACACCCTGATCAAGCAGCATATCTACATCGACCATGCCCCAGTATTCTAATACTTCAAAGCGTTCAATACCGTGTTCTGGTGCATAATCCGATAGATCATCCTCCCAGCTTTCTTTGGTATAGTTCTCACCCATTTGAATGGCTTCGTCAATAACATTAGAACGAAAGAAAGGTCTACGCTTTAGTCCACGCAATTGTGTGCGAGACATTTTATGACGTTCAATTACAAACTGAGCTTCATCCATATTAGTTGCATCTGGATCAGGATAAAAGTTCCAAACGGAAACATGGGATACTTGTGGAATAGTTTTAATGATAGGTGAGTACTCACCGTCTTCATCCCAGTTAGGATATTCTTTATCTACCGCAAACGGACCCTTCATAACACCTGTACCGAACAGTGCCATTTCAAATGCCGTACTACGCAAGTGTTTACTTGCACCGGATTCTTCTAGCTGATCATGAATTTTCTTCTGCATCATTTTAGCTGCAATCATTGCAGGACTAAAGGTAATGGCTGTAGGAGTTTTACCCGGACCCTCACGTACACCTTCTACGTCTTCAAACTTATCTTTTAACGGACCTAAACTTTCAGCAAGTGTACGAGCGGTAGCTCCTGCAGGTAAGTCTTTACTGTCACCAGCAAATCCATAAGGACTTACAGGTTCCGCTAATTCAGAGTCACGTAACTGATCAGGTTCTTTAGGATCAAAGTTTACATCTGCAACTACACCTTCCGGTAATTCCGTAGGGTCTACTGAAAGAGGAAACCTTTGACCTGCAAAAAGTACGTCTACAATTTGACTATAAGCGGCAAGTGTTTTTGTCTTAGTTACTTTAATAAATACACGAGACTTCTCAGCTTCCGTAAACTGAACGTCAGGACTATACAAACCACGATAGTTGCGGTAGGCACGAAGCCAGCGTTCTTCATCTTGCTGACGATAATCATCTGCACGATTATACTTTTCCATAATAAAAGGAATAATATTAGAAGAGTTTACGTCATCAACAACGGAGTTATCGCTGTCTTCTAACGCAATAGCATCATCTTCAATAAAGCTGTCGTTATCTTCTGCCATCTATTCTTCCTTAATAACCAAAGGTAGCATCCGCTACTCTCATTCCGTTGTAGTGAGTACCACCTGAGTCAAAATCAAATACACTAAACCGTGGCCTCGACATAATACCATACCTTAAAGCATCATACAAGTGGTCTTCTGAGTGTGTGTCAATGTCCTCTGGATTCTTTTTATCAATAGGTAATGCAGGTAATTGTGATATAAGATTAGTACAGTTTTTAAAGAACACAAGTCTTGGTTCTTCTGTGTACTCATCTACTTGTAAACGTCTGTGTATTTCATTTTTACCGGACACACGAGAGCCTTTAGAACGATCTGATGGACGCCAACGACACCCACGATGTATCATCTGTTCAGCTAGACTTGGGCCAGTATCACCACGTTTGTGCCACAAGGAACTATCAAGCACCCCATACTTAATGTTACCGTCACCTGCTTCAAGTTCATTTACCATATCGGCAAGGTCAACTGCAAGTACTTTACTTACGTACAATTCTCTGTACACAATTAACTGTTCACTAGGAGACACAGCAAACCATATAACACCTGAGTAACTACCATAACCGTAGTCACATGCTCTAAATTTAACCCAGTTATGTGGTATATCAAAGGGTTCAACTACATGTATGTTTCTATCAAACTCTGTAAAGGCTGCGCCTTCTTTAATATCCCAGTCACCTTCAAGCAATTGTCTACGTTGTTGCTCTGGCAAAGACAGTAGCATTGCTTCGTAGTCACCTTGTTCCGCTAAATACGGATTATCTTTAAGTCTAGCAGGTATAAACCTACGTTTAAATAGTGGCTTACCTGCTTTAGGGTGACCAGCGGGATACTTTAATTGCTCACCACTGTCAATATCTGTAGCTATAAAAGACTCACCTGCAGGTGCAGGATCAATAAACATTTTTTTAACCCAGTGATGACCTCTACCACCGGGGTTAGTGGTGGCTCTCATAGAAAGAGGTAAGGTAGGGTCTGCAGTACGTAATCGTGAGCGCATGTAGTTCCACGCATAAGGAGTAGCCCATTGAGTTAGTTCATCAAATCCAATCCAACTAAACGCCAAACCTTGATAACGTGTAACGTCTTGGTCTTTATCTAGGTAGCTTAACCACAATGTAGCGCCAGAGGGTGCAGTCCATGTCATCTTACGTTCTGACCACTTAATACCGGGCCAAATCTTAGGATACATTTCCTGTGACTTAGTAATAAGTTCCCTTAGCTCTTCCGTAGTATGCCGGAGAAGCAATCCTGCGAAGGCTGGAACACCCATGTAACGTAAAGGGTCAGCTAACATGGCGTAGCTCTTACCCCCACCTGCAGAACCGCCATATAGTACCTCACGTTCACTTGATGCAAGGAAGTCAGTCTGTGGGCCTTCATTAGGTTTAAAGATTATGTTATGTTGCTCTTCAACCTTTTGTGTAAACTTATCTACTATTACTGTAGGATTAAGCTGCTTCGTCTGTACTGTCTTTTTCTTTTGCGCCGATGCGCTTGTTTTCGATTTCTTCCGCCTTGGCGATTGCCTTTTTTGCATAGTCTGCCCATCTGCGTAGGCTTCCAGCTTTGTTTTTTCTTTGTCGCTCATTGTCCAACCGTTTCTTTAATCCTACATGTGAAATTGACCTGCCTGTATTTCTTGCAAGCCAATTTGCCACTTCCCGATACGAATACTGTTTAAGGTATTTCTTTGCTTGCTCAAGCATATCAAGTTCGTGCTCAATTGGCAAGAGGATTCCTGTGTCCTCTGGATCAATTTCGTAGCCAAACGGAATGGTTCTTGCTACACGTGGGATTGGAACCCATTCATTATCTTCTTTTAGGTCGGTTGGCTGTGGAAGTTTCCACGTACCTACTTTCTTAGTCATCGTCATCCTGTGGATTTTTAGCTGGCATTAACATAACACCACCCTTTGCCTCTACTTGCATCTTTTCAGTCTTAACCAAACCTGTACGATCAAGTAGTTCTTTAGCTGCTTGCATCTTATCACGAATACCTAGCTCTGTAGGATCATATAACGCACCTACCATAGCCATTGCAGCTTTAGGGGCATTACGTGCAAGGTAACTATGTGTTACATCAATAATCTCTTCTTTAAGACTGTTAGTAACTTCAGTGTTAGAAGTATTAGCTGAGTAACCCGCCAACATTTTAGCGGCGGTAATATCACCACCTGCTTCATCCATAAGGACAGCTAAGAATTTTTGTTGACGCTCCGTTAACTCACGTGCCATAATACTTCCTTTATTACATTAACTCGAAATGTGGGCCATCAATAAAGGGTCTGCGCCCTTGACTACGGCGTAAGTCTACGTATGCCATCATTGCATCTTCAGCTGTACCTTCATAAGTACGGATGTCACCTTCAGACCAAGCTGCACCCCACTTGATAGCTACACCAAGTTCCTTAGCTGCCTCTTTCATGGCGTCACAGAGGTCATCATAGACATTCAGTTCCCAGACACCCTTACCATCTACATAAGCCATGAGGTCTACTGCACGGCCCTCTAGGTGCTTTGACTTCATTGTTTGTGACTTACCTGCAGCTACAAGTTTCTCTTGCTCTTCCACTGTACGTAGGCCATAGATAACTCCGAAGTCTACCTTAGTAAGCTCAATGGCACGTTTGACTACAGCTACAAGGCTTTCATCTACGCCTTCCATCTTAGCTAGGCTACGGTTGGATAGTTTAAATGCCATTACTTCTTCCCTGTAAAGAACTTAGATACTGATCTCATACCAATGCTTGCACTTACGATACCACCTAAAGAATACTGATACCAAGTAGGCATAGCTTCAAGTGCTGTAAACCCTGCCTGTACAATCTCATTACCCCAGTCACCGCAGAATGCAAGAATGAGTGGAATACTAAACAGTAAAGTAATCCACTCATCTTTCCAGCTATTCTGTGTGGCACGTATTGCCTCTATGTCCCAGTCGATCTCACCAGTGGCTTGCTTTACTTTAATTTCGGCATTGGCTTTTTGTACAGCTACCTTACCATCAAGATAAGTTGTAGCCAAGCCACCTACTGCACCTAAGATTTGACCAATCATCTACCTACCTCGTACTCTACCTTTGATGTAGTTCCAGTAGAAGTTACACTTGTCTTAGACTCTTTACCCATCCAGATGCCGAAACAACCAGTTAAAGCACCCATACAGACCGATACAAGGCCAGACTGAGCTACACTAGGGTCAGGTAAAGACATGAACCAATGTACTGCTTGATAAGTGAGTACAGTGACTGCAAGCATCATAAGCCGAGGTAGTACTTTCCAATCGTCTAGTACTGTCTTAGCCATTACGTCCTCCGAAACCTTTTAGCCGTTTTAGCTGCAGCTTTAGGTTGCTTAGAAAACTGTTTACCAGCTTGAGTATCTTTTCTTTTCTTTGCCGTACTTGCTGCGTACTCTCCACTAGACATAGCTTTAATAGCTTTAGCTGGAAGATAACGCTCTCCAGTAGCTTTTGGACCTTGTGTAGAAGGTTTACCACTTTTGGTTCTCCAATCTTGCTTTGTCCATTTATTTAGACTACGTTGTGATTTGGAAAGGGCCATTATTTATAGCCCCCACCTTTTGCTTTATATTGCTTTGCAACCATTTGTGCCTTACGTGCGCTCCACTGTCCGGGCTTTCCACCCTTGCCGCCAGCTTTAACGGAGGCAACAAGACGCTTACGCATAGTAGGCTTAGTATAATTACCTGCCGCATTAACCGTTGAAGACTTTTTGGGTAATTTCACCACGAGAAATTCCTATATCTTTTAGTTCTTTGTCCGTCATATTACGAAGCAACCAATAATCTGCACGGCGTTGTTGTGCTACTGCGATTGCTTCAAACCAATTGATTAACCATTTCATGTTTATAACTCCTTGTTGCATGAACATACTCTTTTTTAGAGTACAAGGAAGTTATACCATATTTAGTTATACCACACTACAGACAATAATGCAACCCCGTTATGCATTAGCCGACAGGGATAAAAGTTTCCGTTACGGTAAGGATAGTGTCGATATGCCCAGCAGAAACAGGTACGTTTTGTATCTTGTCACCCGGCTGCAATACTAGGTCAATGTCGGAAAAGGTAACGTAGTCACCTGAATTTAGACTCTTACCTGAAAGAAAGTGAGACGTGTAGTCATCGGCAGCTACATACCACTCTACATCTACAGAGTTTGTACTGCCACCTCCATTAACTACGTGAATAAAGGTAACTTCAGCCACACAGTTAGGAGGACATGTATATACAACCTCCGTAGCGGTGCCACTGTTGTGACCGTACACAGAACGCATACGTGAAGGTTTACCTTGATTAAGTAAAGACATTAGTCAGCTTTCTTTTTTGAGCTAACTTTTTTCTTTACCTTAGTAGTCCATGCTTCATTTTCAGGTGTAGCTGGATCATCTTTTACAAAATGACCTTTGGCTGTACGTGCTCGTACTTTTAACGGCTCAGACAAAAGCTCTTGTACTTTACCGTCTGAACACCAATACGAACCGTAGGGATCATTTGCTGCAAGCACATCACCCATACGTGTAGTTACACCCTCTTCCGTTACAAGATAGCCATGCTCTTCCAAGGATTCTTTATAATCTAAAAAGTTCATTTCTTCTTCTTCCCAAGACATTTTCCTACTGCCTTACATTTAAGAGGGGTAGGACACCCCTTACAAGTTTTAAATTTAACTGCCATATTATTTCTTACCCTGTGTAGGTTTCATAGATGCACCACAGTTAGCGTACCCACCATCTTTGTAGTTCTTACGTTTAGCCATGCCACCTCTGTTAAATGGTGATACAGGTGTGTATCCTTTAAATGGCTTACGATCACTTGCAGATTGCTGTTGCTTACGTGTCATAGTGTCAAGCTCTGCACTTTGTTCTTTCTTAAACTTATCTTTCTGGCGATCTAACAAGTTCTGCATCATAGTTTTGCTATTACCGTCATTCATGGAATCAATACGGTTTTGCATAGTACGGAACTGTGCGGCAGTATTTGCAGCCATAATGTCAGCTTTAGATACATTACGATTTTTATTAATGCTACTCTTAGATTCTGAAGTACGTATGTTCTCTTGACGATTGCGTTCCTTTGCACGTGCAGCTGCAGCTTTACGATCTGCTTCAGCTTTCTGTGGAGTATCTTTAGGCTTACCACGAGTAGCTGTGTCACCACCTAAATTCTTCTGAGCAGCTTTCTCTGCTGCCTTAGCTGCCTTCTTAGCTTTCATTGCTGCACGAGCAGCTGCCGACAATACACCCATTTTAATATTTCCCTATATCACCATTTGACTTTATCTGCCCAGTAAGCTGCACTTAACTTACCACGCTTAATGTTCTTTGCATGACGTGCCTTAAAACTTGCACGTTTCTTTTTCATCTTATCCGATTCACCTGCTTTAGGTTTACCTGCAGTACTTGCACCTTGCTCACCAAAGCGTATCATCTTAATGGTAGTACCTTCCTTAGCAAGTACTACATGAGATTTGGTAGGATGTTTAGGTGTACGCTTGGGTCTGTTGTACCCACTGAATGTCTCACCTCTGTATTCAACCGTCATGTCCGTCCGTCCAACCTTCCATACGCATAGCCCACTCTACGTGCTCTAACGTAAATGATTTACCGTAGTGGGCATCCACTGCAGTCTTTACATAAAATACATCACTATGAGGAATGTGCAACTTATCTAAGTTACCATCTAATACATGTTTATAGAACTCTTCCAAAACATTGTCTGTATATAGTTTTACTGATTTTTTAGCCATTGTCAATACTTAATTATACAAAGGGTCTCGCCTAAAGGCAATAATCCATTTACGTATTACTACATATAAGTGTTATACTGTACGTGTGTACTTATATGTTTATATAGTTAAGTATAATTATAAGTAAGTATATATACATTTAAATGTATCACTGTACGTGTAACACTGTAAGTGACCCTACCCTAACACCTAACATATATAGTTTTACACATTCTACAATACATGTCAACCCCTAATCGTACAGTGCTTCAATAATAGGGATACTATCCCACATACTGTGACTAAAACGGGATAATGTTCCACATATAATAGGTCCACATCGGCCCTATCTACATGTAAACCAGTATATATGTAAAGTGGTTAACAGTGATATTTCCTGATCTGTGTATTTGTACATGTATACTAACGCACTACCCCCCTATGGCCCCTGCCCACCCCAGCTTCATGCCTGCAATTGTGTGCATAATGCAAGGTCATGACGTAGGTGAAAGCAGAATTGATGCCTCACTACACCGACATACCGAAGGTATACATCAAATCAAGCACTTACTTGTCTACGACAACTGTTATGCAATCAGTTGCCACCATAAATGGTGATAGAAACAGGGGGATTTTCACATCGAAGATGTGTTGTTAATGCCGAGTACAAATACCATACCC